TCAGGAGGAGGTCAGCGTGGAAGTTCGGCACCAGGCGCCAGAGTTGGTTGAGCGGGCCCCACGGGAACGTGCTCGACCCCTTGCCGTGGAACACGACGATGTGGAAGTGGTGGCCGCCCGGCCAGGTGAGCCGGACGAAGCCGAACTCATCGAGGTACTTCGCCTTGAGCCGCTTCGAGAGGTACACGTCGGAGTCCATCGTCAGGTCGGCGTTGTCCCGGCTCCTGCCGATGATCACCGGGTGGTGGTGGTGGCCCTGCGTCAGCCCGATCCACTTCCCCGTCGTCGGCTCGAGGAGCCTCTCGTAGAGGTCGTCCACCAGACCCTTCGACGCGTCCGCGATCACCTTCTTCGCGGTGTCGTACAGCCGCGCGTCGGCGAGCCGCGCCCGGTTGCTCGGCGAGGCGAAGTCGATGTAGTCACCCATCCCCGCGAAGAGTGGGTTGGGTTGAATCAGACAGCTCTTCAAGTGACGCGTCAAGTGCTCGTAGGCGAGGTCCTCTTCGTCGCCGGCCCACTGAATGTCACCTAACGGACAGATGGTGACCGGTGTCGTCTCAGTCTTGAACGCTGGGTGCCGATAGATCTCCAAGTCGCGCCTCCGGGATGGCTGGTGAACTCAAAAAACTCGGTGCGCTGCCTCTTGGATAGAGTATCCTGTGAGGAATTACTGCGAGGCGCCTCGCGGCATATTCTTGCGCGCTGCAGCGCGACGCCGAGGCGGTTGCTCCGAGTCGTCCGGATCGTCCGCGAGCGCGGCCTTCAGCTTCGTCTCGTACCCGCGGAGCATCTCCACGACAACCGAGCGCGCTGCCTTCTCTGCGTCTGCGTACTGCCCGTAGCTGGAGCCGTCGGCGTTCTGACTTCCGAAGCCCGGACCGCCGCCGGGCCCACCACCATCGGGTGACTGCTCACCTGGGGCAGGAGGCATCGGACCGCCGGGGAACCCGGGAGGCGCCGGCGGCTTCTCGCCGAGCTTCTGACCCCTGTAGTAATACTCGTTGAGCGTCGGCTTGTCGTCTTCGGGGTCCATACCCAGCTTCTCACGGGCCTGGTTCGGCGTCATCCACCCGGTCTCCACTCCGGCCTTCGACTCCTCGAGCTCCTCCTGGAGGCTCACGATGTCTAGCTCCGCGAGCTTCAGGCGGAACTCGTCCGTCTTGATCCCGATCTTCGGGTCGAAGAGCGTCGTGCGCAGGCGGTCCTCGATCATGTGCTGGATCGGCTCGATGGCGCCGACCTTGTACGCCTTCAGCATCTCGGGCGCCGCGTTGCCGCCCAAGCTCCCCGTCTCCGCCCACCCGATGCGGTACGGCGGGACGGCGTGGACGATGAGGATCTCCTTGACCAAGTCCCCGCGCCGGAACCTGAAGTGCCCCTCGCGGAGCAGCTCGCCGAGCTTCGCGACACTGACCTCGGTGCTCTCGTCACCCGCGGTCAGGATGTTCGTGTGCCCGCGCCCCGCGAACTCCCGGACCTGCTGCTCGACCTGCTCCTTCATCTGCTTGGCCATCTCTATCCCGGCGGCCTTGAAGTGCATGTGGTAGTCGACCTGGCCGCCGGACGCGAACCACGAGACGTTGAACTCCCGGATGGCGCCGAGCTCGGCGATCGTCGCGATGGACGAGACCCACTTCGGGAGGCCATACCAGAGGGAGCGCGGCGTGTACGTCTTGAAGATGATGAGCTCGGACGCGACGTAAGCGTCGTCCATCTCATCGGCCTGCTTTCGGTCCTTGCTCTTCCCCTTCGTCCACTCGAAGACCTCGCCGGTCTCGTTGTTGATCGTGCACTCGGCGCCGAACTTCTTGAAGTACCGGACGCGACCGGCGCGGATCTGGACCCACTTGCGGGGGTCGAGCGAGGCCCGAATCGTGTGCGACGGGATGGGGTAGATGGCGGCGACCTTCCCGTGCTTGCCGGGCTCGCCGTCGTTGTCCACGCGCACGACCTCCCAGACGCCCCAGCCTATCGCCTCCGTCTCCCAAGCGGCCTGGGTGAGGAGCTCGGTAAACGAGAGCTCCGGGGTGAGGTCCTCCATTATGACCCTCAGCTGCTCCGGGACCTCTGACTCGATGAGGCTCTCGTCGGACTCCTTGCCCTCACGTGGCTCGAACGCCCAACCGCGACCACAGGCGTCGACCGACTTGGCTGCGAGGCACGCGGCGTGGAACGTGTTCTCCTCCGTGAGGGTCAGGAGGCGCTCAGGTGGGAGCGGCGGCTCGAGCGCGATCCCCTGGACGTAGAACGTCGTGAAGGGGTCGCGGAGCTGCCGGGACGGCGGCGGCTCGTTGCCGCCCTCGGCCTTGGACACGTTGACGACGGAGACGTTACTCTCGTCCTTCGACGACACGCCCCAATGCGTGATGTTCGCGCGCGCAGCGCGCTCTCTCGGGCTCTCGGAGAGGTAGGTGAAGGCGGACTCCGACGCGGGCTCCAGCTGCCCCTTACTCGCCACGGCGGCCTTCTCTATGGCTTTGCGCTGGCGCTTCGTACCATACAACCAAGAGTCCCGGGCCATGCGTTCCCCTCTCAACTCACTCGGGCGTGGGCCAGTTCGTGCGGTCCAGCAGGAAGTGCCGGTCCTCCCGGTGCGCCTCCAGCAGATCTATGACGATAGTCGCGGTGGGTCCGATGATGCCGCAGTGCCCGCGCTCGCTGAGCTCCTGGCAGACCTTGAACAGCCGGGTGCCCTTCGGCACAGACTTGGCGACTCGGACGTCAACCATGAGCCACTCGCCCACGCGCGTCGGGCCCATGATGGGGCCCGGATCGACGGCGAGCTCCGGCGGCGTGATCACGCCCTCGGGGAGAGCGAGCCCGCCACCGTCGCGCACGACCTTGCCCTTCTCGTCAACGATGAACCTTCCACGAACGTCGCGGTGGGGCGGCATCATAAACTTATTCTACCATCGTTTTTGGCATCTGGCCTAGTCCGCGCCACGCCACCCGGCACGCACGACACTCCGCGCGGTGCGTGACGTCGTCGACGTCGTGAGCGACCCGCGACTCCGCCCGCTTGACGTACTGGGTATCCGGCCCCTCGCGCGGGTCGCGATACTTCTCCATCCCCGCCTCCATCCTCGAGGTGGACAGTGTCCACCCCGTGGTCATGGGCGCGAACCCGCGCAGCATGCGGTCCAGGAGCCAGGTGACCGCCTGGCTGGACGAGTCGACCCAGTCGTCGTGCGCGCCGTTCGGGAAGACGCGGAACTCCTCGATGTACTGCTCGACCCACCCAGCTATAGACGGGTCCGGCAGCCAGATGTTCCCGGCCTCACAGTACGGCTGCATCGCCGACGCGCGCGACTCCTTGCCGCCGCGCGGCTCGACGGCGATCAACCCGGGGACCGTGTGCTGGAGGTCCTCGACGACCGCGGTCCCGTTGGCTTTGTCCTCGACCAGCTTCGCGTGGATCGTCGGCCACAGCGCCGAGCAGCTCTTCACCGCGGCCTTCGACGCGCTGAAACCGAGCTGATCGTGGACCGTGTGCGGGAGGAGGTAGAAGTCGGCGCCCTTGCGCACCCACCCCGTGCCCGCGACGAAGTCGGACGACTTCAGGTCCTTGAACGCCATGTCCCAGCTCCAGCACTTGTCGTCCGCCGCCGCGATCAGCATCTCCGGCACGACGTTGTAGAACTTCCACCACCCGCGCTTGAACATCCCGCCCTCGGAGGGCGCCGGCCGCTGCTGGTACTGGCCCGCGTAGACGTACGTCGACAGGCGCGGCGGCTTCTGCTCCCGCTCTATCCGCTCGCGCGGGAATCGCTCCGGCCAGAGTAGCTCACCCTCCTCTGTGCGCGGGTCCTGCCAGCCGGCGCGAGCCGGGCCTCGCGCGACTTTCACGGGCCCGTCCGGTAGGCTGACCGTCGGCGGCTCGTACTCCTGCGGGAGGCAGAGGTGCGTGTAGCCGCCGCGCTCTATGACGTCGCCGGAGAGGTCCTTCTCGTGAAGGCGCTGCATGACGACGAGCCGCAGGGTCAGGCCCCGGCGGCCGGTCCTGGACTGCATCGTGACGTTCCACCAGTCGAGGACGGACTGCCGCGTCACGTCGGACGCGACCTCGTCCGCCTTGTGTGGGTCGTCGACGCCGACCAGGTCGCCGCCCTCTCCGGTCCCGAGTCCGCCCGGGGACGTCGCGATGCGGAACCCCTTCTTGTCCGTCTCGAACCTGACCTGGGCGTCCGCGTCCTCCGCGAGCTTGAACCTGCCTCCCCACCGGCGCTGATACCACTGGCTGATGATGAGGCGGTGCGTCTCGCGCGAGTCACGCATGGCGAAGCTCTGGGAGTAGGACGCGTAGATAGAGCGAAACGCTGGGTCCCTGGTCCAGACCCACGCGGGGAGCATCACGCAGCAGAGGCACGACTTGCCGTGACGCGGAGGGATGTTGATCAGCAGCGCCTCGAATTCCCGCTCGTAGAGTGCCTGGAGGTGGTCGCAGACCGCCCCGACGTGCCAGTTGTCTTGAAGCGGCTCTCCCGGGACGACGATGGGCCACGCCTCTTGGACGAAGGTGTGGAGATTCTCCTCGCACGCGACCGTGACGAGAGCCTCTTCTTCCTCCAGCGTAACGGCCCCCGGCTCAGCCATTCGGAGTTACGTCGACGACCGTCGACTCCGCGAGCGCGCGTCGGCGCCGGACGAAGTCGAGCTGAGTCTTCTTCTCCTCTGGCGAGAGGCTAGACCAGAACGCGCGGGCGATGGCCACCGCGGGAGATTCCTGCGTGGTAATCTCGATCTCCTGTTTCGGCTTCCCATACCCGTATTCCAGGAGCTTGTTGAAGACGGACGGCTCGATCGTCCCCGTCTCCGCCTGCGCTATCAACCGAGCGACGACGACCTCGTTTCCGAGAGTGATCTCCTGCGCGATGGCGCGCACGAGCTTGGTGGCCTTGTTCGGCGTGCCCTTCGCGCGCCCGAACCCAGCGCGGCGACCGGGCATGTCACGACCTCGCCTCTTCTTTGGCTTGGCAGGAACCTCCACTACCGGTGTCTTCGTCATAGTTCTAAATTATATGGTCAGTTATGCGCCAGAGTAGGACGAGTGCGTCAAGTGGTACCGGTCACAGCGTGGGCAGAGATAGACGCGGTTCGGCGGCTCCGCCGCCCTGGACGGGTTCCGCTTCCACTGATTTCGCGCGACACCCAGAGCGGTCTCCGCGGCCATGCGATTCGGGTACCCGCGCTTCTCAGGACAGGCGGCCATCAGACGTACTCCCGCCCCACCCCCGCGTCGCCGAGCTTCGCCTTGGGATTGTGGACTGCGATGTAGCCGTCCAGCTTCCCGAGATGGACGACGGCCTGCCGCGTGGCGGCCGGGCCACGGAGGTCCTCCGGCAGGCGCCGCCAGCACCCGAGGCAGAACAGGCCGTTCTTCCCTGGGGCCTTCTGGCAGCCGAGCGCCGCGCACGTCACGAGGCGTCGCCCTCGAACTGCGCTTTGAGTAACTCCCCCTTATACCACTCGGGCAGCCCGCTCGTCACACCGCGGCGAATCTTGTCCTCCGCCCAGGCGAACAGCGCATCCTTGATCGCGCCCTCCTCCTCCTTCACGATGTCCGGCCAGACCTCGCGCATCAGCGCGCCGATGTCCTTGGGCGAGCCGTCGATCAGCCCGCGCTCGCGAAGGTGTATCAGCGCCTTCTGCCAGCGCGCGGGCGTCTTGTACCGCTCGATGATCTGCTGGAGGACGTCAACCTTCTCCGCCTTACCCGTCTTCCACTCGCCCGCGTGGACCTCCTTGTACGCCTCGCTCACGAACTTGCCCATGAGGACCTTCTTGTCCTGCCCGAAGAGCGCGTAGTTCTTGACCACCACGCCCTCGATCTTCTGGCCGCCGAGGACGCTCTCGCGCGAGAGGTACTCGCGGAACTGCTCCAGGGACTCGACCCTCCCGTCGAAGAGGCGGGGCACCACCTCCAGTCCGAGGCGCTCCGCCTCGTTGCACACGAACTCCCACGACAGGTAGTCCTCCTCGGAGGGGTTGATGTCAAACAGGATGATGTGGTTCTGAGGGACGCGGTCGTATGCGAGCACGTTGTGCTTCGGCTTCGCGAGGAACTCGCCCCGGTACG